CTCCGAATCTCCGGCGCTTATTCAAACTCACGAAATTGCTCTCGCAGACATAACAAAATTTTCGGATGTTTTAACAACTCAATTAGTTGGAGGAATAACTCTTTCTGATATATCTAAATTTTCGGATGTTTTAACAACTCAATTAGTTGGAGGAATAACTCTTTCTGATATATCTAAATTTTCGGATTCTATGATCGGGAATTTGACTATTTCTCCTATTTTCTCGGATACAATAAAACTCTCAGATTCAATTTCAGGATATGTAACTGTTTTCATATCGTTAGCTGATACTATAGAGTTTTCAGATTCTCTTTCTGTAGGATTTTCCTTTGGGATGGATTTATCTGATACCATAGAGTTTTCAGATTCTTTTCTTGCGGGTTTTTCTTTTGTTGCAAACTTTGCTGATAATATTACCTTATCAGATACTTTTGTAGGTAATTTGACCATCGAAGCAATTATGGCCGATATAGTCAAGTTCTCTGATCTTGCAACTTCTTGGGTGTTAGGGGTTGATGCAGGAATAGAGTTTATAGCCACCGATAGAAATTATTTTTTTACTGCTCAACCAAGGAATTATTTTTTTACTGCTCAACCAAGGAATTATTTTTTTACCGCGGGAGGATAATGATGAAGATTTTGAAAATTGGAAACCTTATTAAACTGTATGGAAAGAAGGATACGGAACGACTTGTCTTGAATGATGTATTCAGGATCGGTGGGGTCTTAACTATTGAACAATTCAGAAATGGTCAATTCATTGGAATATCAAAAGGCCATAACATCGTCACCAATGAAGGACTTGATCGTATTCTGAATGTTATGTTCAATGGGGGTACTCAAACTGCAACTTGGTATGTAGCAATCTTTGAGAGCAATACTACTCCTCTTGCTGCTCATAACTATGATGTTCCTGGTTATACTGAATCTACAGCCTACACCTTTGCTACAAGGCCAGAATATGTAGAGGCAACTTCGAGTGCTCAATCTATCACCAACTCTGCTAACAAAGCTGTATTCACTATGAACGATACCAAAACGATTTATGGGGGATCAATTGTTAGTTTGAATACCAAAGGTGACCATACTGGTGGAGCTAACAATGTTCTCTATTCCTCTGTTCTTCTTGGTACAGCTAGATCAGTTATCTCTGGTGACATTTTGAATGCCACATACACTCTTGGTGCTGCTGATGATGGGGCTTAATTATGGCTGATAATTTTCAAGGTAAGGATGTTGTAGTCCTTCAACCTAGTGATGCTTTAATTCCAGTAAAGTTTTCTACTCCAGTTTGCACAACTGCCTCTGCAAATGATGGATCAATTCCTTATGGGGATACTGTAGCTTCTGCAATTGTTACAGCCTATGCTAGCGACAATACTGTTGTTACTACGGAACTTATAGAGTCTAGTTCTGTAGGTAGTAATATTGTAACTGTTGTCTTTAATTATCCTTCTACTACTGGTGAAGGAACCTATAGAGTGAAGATTGTAGTTACTACGGCTAATGGGGTTGATATTGAATTTGACTTCAATAGAATATATGCTAAGGATAACTAAAAATGGCCGTTCCCGAACTTGAGCTTCTGAAGGGTCTTGGACTCCCCGCCAGTAACATGGCGCTGCTGGCCATTATTTACTACCTGCTTAGAATGAACAGGGGCACTCAGGACTTCATAAAAGAGCTTGTTTTTTCACTCAAAGACCATACGACCGCTTTAGTAGAGGCCTCAACCTTGCTTAAGGTCTTGGTCAGCAATGCCCGAGAGGATAGGAGGTAAAAAATTATGTCAATCTCCTTTCCTTTTTTCCCTTTTCTGCGGCCCAAGAAGTTCTTCATCGAAATCAAAAAACAACTTGAGGAAATAGACAAACTAAACGGTATTGTGGCTGACAACATCAAAGAAACCAGGGCCACCTTGAACGGCCAAGAGGATGAGTGGTTTATCTATATCGGCAAGGAGAAGAAACCATGTGGGGAATCCTGAATCTGATGCAAGGCGATATGACCTTCACCATACACATTGTGTCAATATTTTTTTCAATATATCTGGCGGTATTTTTTCTCAGATGGTGGATCATAAAGAAAAGCGCCTCAACCGTTTATGCCTACATCACAATCATGTTGGTAGGCATTGCTATAAGGGGTGGATTTGAAATGATGGCGCGATATTATTTCCTTACCGACATGGACAGATTCACAGCATTTTGCCATTCAAGCGTTTGGGCCGCGCGGCTGGTGATTCAACTCATAGCCATGGTTTTTCTGGCGGCATACATCACCCGGAGAGAGTATGACAGCCGCAAGAATCTAGGAAAGGAATAATATGATTCCAACTAAGATTATCATTCATCATTCCTTAACTAAAGATTCTGGAACTGTTTCATGGGGGGCAATTCGAGAATTTCATGTTAAGGAAAATGGATGGAATAATATTGGTTACCATGCTGGTGTGGAACTGATAAATAACCATTATGAAATTCTTATTGGTAGACCATGGGATGAAATGGGGGCTCACACAAAAGGGTATAACTCTGACTCTTTAGGTGTTTGTTTAGTTGGTAACTTTGATGAAGAAAAACCATCTGATGCTATTTTATATTCTGGTTCACAACTGATTAAATATTGGATGAGAACTTTCCATATTTCTGTAACTAATGTTTATGGACACCATGATTTTAATAAGGACAAATCTTGTCCTGGAACTAAGTTTGATATGATTTCCTTTAAGAGGGCCTACTTAATATAGGAGAAGAAAATGCCTGATGAATCAGCAATTTCAAAATTATTTAGTTTAATTGGTGAATACGCCCCTGCTGTAGCTGCAACTGTAATTAATCCTGCTGCTGGTATTCCAATTGTAATTTCTAAAATTATTCAGGATGTAGCAGGTAAAAACGGACCTGTTGAAGATTTAGCTTCTACTATTTTGGGCAGTCCTGAACTTCAACTCCAACTTAAAATTGCCATTATGGACCATCAATACAGAATGGCAAAAGTAGAGCAAGAACCAAACATGGCCCAAATCGAAGTCAATAAGATTGAGGCGGCTCATAGTAGTATCTTTGTTTCTGGTTGGCGTCCTTTCATTGGGTGGATTTGTGGTATTTCTCTTGCTTGGAAATTCCTAGTTAGTAACTTGGTTTTAATTATTATATCTTTGTCTGGTGTCAAAGGATTTGTAATGCCAGAAATAGGTGCAGGTGAACTTATGCCTTTAGTTCTAGCTTTACTTGGTCTTGGTGGTCTTAGAACTTATGAGAAAACAAGGAATGGTAAAAAGTAGAGGTATAAGTTCTTTTGTTTTCAGTTAAATTTTGGTGTTGACATTAACCCGTTTTAAGTGTAAGACAAAATAGGAGGGAAAAATGCCCTGGACCTCAGCTGACGCAAAAACACATTCAAAACGAGCGAATACTCCAGCCAAGCAAAAAAAGTGGGCTTCCATTGCTAATGCTGCTTTAGAATCTTGTAAAAAGAAGGGAGGATCAGATTGTGAAGGGAGTGCTATAAGAATAGCAAATTCAAGGATGTCTGATAATACTTCTCCAATTTCTGCTCTTTCTTTTTCTGATCCTGAAGCTTTTGCTCAGATTATTGATGGTGAAAAGTTTGAAATGGTTGTTTACTCTGGTAAACCTATTTCAAACCACTTTTTTTGGGGTAATCTTTCTATTGATTTAGAAGGCATTCAGTTTACACGAGGCAGGTATCCAATCCTTATGGAGCATGATCCTAACCTTAAGATTGGGTTTACTAAGAAACCAAAGATTGACAATAACCAATTGATTGTTGGTGAGGGGTTCTCTTTTGTTGATACTCCAGAAAGTCAGAAATTTCAGAGTACAGCAAAAGAGGGTTTTCCATATCAAGCTTCTCTTTCTGGTCGCCCAACGATTGTAGAACGACTTGAAGAAGGAGAATCTACAACTGTTAACGGACATAAAATTAGTGGTCCAGGTGCTATTTGGCGAAAAACAATTTTTAGAGAAGCTTCTGTTTGTGTTTTTGGTGCAGACACAAATACGTCGTCCAGAGTTTTTAATGACAATGAAGAAGAGGTAACTTTTGAACTAACCGAAAAACTTAGTGATACCCAAATTCTAGAGGAGGTTGAAAAACCTATGACGTTTGAAGAGCTAAAAGCTGCTCATCCTGATCTGTTTAAGGTTTATGAAGAGCAGATTTTGGGTGCGGCAAAAGTGGAAGCGAAGGCTGAAGCTCAAAAAGAGATTGAAGCCAAGGAAAAGGCCAAGACGGAAAAGGATTCTGTTGTTCAGGACGAATTAAAACAACTACAGGAATCTGTTAAAGAACTCAAAGCTGAAAATACTTCCCTTCGTGAAAAGAACAAAGTCCGTGAGGAAAAGGATATTGAATTTTCCGCTAAGACTATTTGGGAAGAGCAATTGAAAGCTGGTTCTATTCCTGAAAGAATTCATTCTAAAGTCAAGGGTCTTGTTAGTTTTAAGGATTTTGTTAAAGAGGATGTTTTTGACGAAACTGCCTTTACTGATGCTGTTAAGAAGGAAGTGGATTTCTGGGCCAGTTCCGGTTACCAGGTTTCAGTTGAAGGTTTTGGTTCTACTCAAAGGGGAGACGAGAATAAGGGTGTGGATGAGGAAGCTAAGAAAATGGCCCTATTCCTTGGTAATCTCTCTGGTAGACAGCTCAAGAAGGAGGCCGCGTAATGTTAGGCATTACACATCATGGTGATGTTCCCTATGTTGTGAGGGGGGTTCAGCAGGACTACATCGAACTTTTTTATCAGCCTGGTGGAGAAGATAGGGCTCTTTTTATTCCTATTCATCTTCAAGCTGGTTATGGTGTTCTTCCTGTTGGAACGATTATGGCTAAAAACCTTTCGGCTGCTGGTAGTCTAGGTCAGTATGTTCCATATAATCCTACTACAGCTTCTAAGACTGGTGACCAACGAGGTCGTGCTTTTCTGATTGCTGATGCTGGTACGGCATATGTTGTCAATGTTTCAATCGAGGATAGCTACAAGTTCACAGTTGGGGACGATATTTGTATTGATGATGATAATAGTGCAGAGGAAAATCTTGGAGCTATTACGGCCATTGACCGTACTACTTACGTTACCTATGCTGTTATTACGTTTACTACAGCTATTTCAGGTGACTTTGATATTTCTCAGAACGCTTTTGTTTGTGTTGAGGCTGGTACTAGCACCAACCATTATTCAGATGCTGTTGGTGTTTTGATGAGTTCGGTTAATACAGGTAGTGGAATTAATAGTAAGGGTGGTCATGGTCAGCTTTTGCTTTCCAATGCTATTATTTATACGGGAGCCCTTTTCCTAACTGACGCGGCTGCCAAAACAGCTATAGGTTATTCTAGTTATGGTAACCTATCGGTTCTAAAGTAAAGGAGGAAACCTAAATGCCTATTGGAGCGAGTGACATTCCTGAACTGAGACTTGCTACCCTTGATGCTTTGATGACAAGCTTCATGGCCGACCCTAACCTTATCCTGAAGAGTCTTTTCCCAATTAAACAGACCGTAAGTGATCTAGTTGTTTGGGAATCTCAGGTTGGTACTAGGGGGTTGGCGAAGTTTGTGGCTCCTGGTGATAAGTCTCCACGTGTGGCTCCGATTGGTAGCGCGTCCCATTCGGCGACCGTTGCCTTTCTTAAAGAGTCTATGTATTTCGATGAGAACTTTCTAAACAACCTTCGTAAAGTGGGTACTCTGGCTGATTATCAAACCTCCGCTGAGACTCTAGCCAACAATATGTCTATGTTGGAAAACAGGATGGCTCGTCGGCGTGAGTGGATGGTTGCCCAGATGCTTACTGCTGGTACCATTACTTATCTAACACAAGGTGCTCGATCAATTTCGGTAGATTATGGTATTCCTTCTGCTCATAAGGTTACTCTTGCTACTGACTACAAGTGGAGCACAGGAGCGAGCAGAGATATTCTAACCGACATTTCTAATGCCATTACGGCTATGAACAATGCTAATGGGGCTCGTATTACTCATATGTTTATGAATAGTACAACCTTGAAGCATTTGGCAAAGGATCCTACCCTTCGAACTTTGCTTCAGAAGAGCACTTATGGGGATGGTACCCTGTTCCAAGCGGATGATCCTGGTCGTCTTGCTGGTGTCAATGTCAATGTCCTCAAATCTTTCCTCAATATGCAGAACCTTGTAGTTTATGATGAGCAATATGTGGTCAAGTCTCATCTTACTGCTGCTTTTGCTGCTTCTGCTACCGCGTTGTATGTTGACGAAGTTCAGGACTTTGTTGATGGAGCTACCCTTCGTGTTTGGGATGCTACTGATGAGTCCTATGAGGACGTGACTATCAGTACGGTAAATGAGGCGGCTGGTACCCTTACGACTAGTGCAGTTACGGCTGCTCATAAAGCTCGTGAGGATTATGTCACTATGACCCGTACTTTCATTCCTGATAATGTTGTTGTGTTCTTAGCGGCCAATGTTGAGGGTAGACCTGTTGCAGAAATTAAAGAAGCCCCTTATGGTCTTGCTAGGAAGTATGGGATGAATACTGACTCTTGGGAAGAGAAGGATCCTGAAGGTGTCAATATTCGTGTTCAAGACAAACTTCTCCCTGTTCTTAAACAGAGGGATGCTCTATACATTTTGACTGTAGCATAACAGGAAGGAGGACTTATCATGCCTTTGAAAGGTCAAGGTCCTTTCCCTGGCGGAGCTGAAGGTATTCGTAGTATTATTGGTAATACCCAAGCTCCTATGTCAAATTCCCATTCAGGGGAAATTACTGTTACTACTGGACAGGTTCCTATGGGAATGATTACAGTCAAAAGTGGTAACATTAAAGCGGCTTACTTGGCTG